AACTTAACCTGTAATTCTAAAGAACCACCTGTTCCAGTTCCATCATGTAATTTAACAACACCATTAGATGCTGCATGAGCTTGTATATACGTAACTCTGCATGGACCTAAATTTGTACTACCACCAGTGATAGTTTTAAAATTACCATCTGCTGTTAGTGTTGTAAACTTCTGATCACTTATAAACGATCCGCCGCCTGCCATATTCTTCTCCTATTGGTGCGGGTGGGTATTGAGATCAAAAAGTCTCAAAGTTTCCCACCCACATAATTATTAACTTACTGCTGCACTAAATGGTGTAGCTAAGTTTCCTGTTCCTCCTGTAAATACTTCAACTGCATATTTACCTGAAGCTAAAACAGTACACTCAATTCTAGCATGCGTTACGCCGCCAGTTGTACTTCCATTTAACGTTATAGTGTCAGAAGTAGATGCTGTCACGAATCCTTCCATGTTGTCACTTGTGTCAGTGTCAACGATAGTTGCCATTCCTGTCATAACATCTGTTGCGTTTGCAACTTGAACAATTAAACTACCTGTTTTCGTGATAGAATTTACGATTGTAAATTTAGCACCAACATTGTTTAAGTTAGTTAAGTCTGCATCTGGTCCTGCAACTCCTGAATCAGCTGTAGCATTAGTTGCTGGTAACGTGTAAGTCACCGCTCCTGCTGCATCATTGTGTACGATTTTTCCAGCGTGGGAATCTACTGTAAGAGCCACACTAGCATCTGCGTCTACAACGTTAGCTGGTCCTGTTTGGATGAATCCTTTTTTGGATATCACCGGACCTGCAAATGTAGTTTTTGCCATATTATTATCCTCCTAGTTTCCGAACATAGTCTCTAGGCCGTCGACTATACGCGTCTATGTTCTAATTAATTGTATAGTGATTATTTTATATAGCAGATTTAAATAAAGTGCAAGAGAGCCCGTGCTTTGGTTTGATTTTTATCCAAGATGTAGCTTTTTGACTAAGTAGCTACAGAAACTTCGGGTGCTGCGTCTTCGATCTTATTAGTTAGATTAGCTATCTTAGCTTCTTCTAACTTAATTTGATTAACAACTTCTCTAATCTTATTGTCAATCCTGACCATATCCAAAGTATATCTTTGGTTATCACGCTGGTGCACTGCCCATTCTGTTTCGAGACCCCTTTTCGTTTTGTAAAGGTCCCTGATTTGCGTTTGCATCTATAACCTCCTCATAGGTTACCCATATTTTGGACTTATTAATAAATCCATCTTTCTCCCATTTTATATCATTTTTTCCTAGTTTGTCAACTATTGCATTTTCAAGGGCTTTACTATCGTCTTCTGACTTTACGTTAAAGTCAGCATAGTAGCCATATGCTCTGATTTGTATACGGAAGTTTTTCATGGTTGCCATTTCTTTCTATCATAAAAAAAGGGGGCCCGAAAGCCCCCTTTTTAATTAGTTAATCAGATGATTACGCACCTGGTGAACCGAACATACCTCTAGGGTCTGAGAATCCAAATGAATATCTCTCTCTAGCTTTGTATCTTACGTTACCAGTATCGAAGTCACCTTCCATAGCTGTTTTGATCGGTGATCTAACGAACATTTTCATTCCGTTAGGCACGTCTGTCTTGATGAAGAACGCATCAGTGTCAGTTAAGTAGTTGTTCACTACATAACCTTGTGGGATCATTCCCATAGACGCTATTGCGTTTACATCGTTGTCAGCCGTTCCAGTTCTGCCTGCAGACTTCATCAGTCTTTCAGCTGTAAACTGAAGCTCAGAAGGAATAATCATTTTTACTCCTCTTGCTGCAACTTTTAGACCTCTCTCATCTGTGAATGCGTTAATGTCGATCAGAGACTGCTCTAACGATGTTTCGTTAAGATCAGCTGATGTTGATAACTCATTCGAGAAAGTTCCAGCTATCGTTGGGTGGTCAGTAGCTAAAAGCTCCTTACCATCACCACCAGCAAAATTACTGTTGAATGCATTGTTTAATACATTCGCAGCTTTAATCTGCTTAGTGTTCGCCATCGATCTCGCTAAAGCTTTTGTGTATCTAGAAGCTAGTCTATCGTAGAGATTATCTTCGATAGCTTCTTCTGTGATAGCAAATGCTAAAGCAATTGTTTCATGCGTGTATCTAGCTGTGAAAGTTTCTTGTGCGTTGTCAAAAGTTACGCCAGATCCTTCTGGTTTTACTTGAGCTTGCGCGAAACCAGATAACATTACTTCTTCTTCAAAAGCTCTGTCGCTGTTTTCTGTGTCGAAAATTTCAGCATGCTGATTCTCGTATCTTTTATATTCCAGGCCGAATAGTGCATTCAATCCTGGCTCTAGTTCTTTAACTAGTTGTCCTCTTGATATTGCCATAATATTATACTCCTATCCTATTATATACCTGTTGTGCCTTTTAAGAAGTGCTCATTTATCATAACCACCAAGTTAACGTTAGCAGTACCTGCTTCGTTATTATTGATGTCTTTTGATATGCCGAGTACTCTTAATTGCGCCGTACCAGTTTTAAGATCTGAATGATCTAGTTCTACTTTCGAAATGAAATTCGGAGTAGCTCCTGATGCGTACACAATATCAGCGTTAAGGCCGACGTCTGCTGCCGCAGTTGCGTCGTCCGATTGTATTTCAAACCTTTCATAAGGGTCATCACTTACAAAGCCTTTAATATCCGTAGCGGTATTAGAGCCTTTTAGGTGATTAGCAAATGTCGGTTTGCTTGTTGATGCGTCAGTAAAGAAAACACCGTTAAGTGATCCTAGTAATGTATCTGTTGCTGCCGCTACAGTTATTGTTCCAGTTGCTGCCATTTCGACAGGGTCGTTCTGGAAAATCGCTGTTGCAGAAGCTGCGATATCATACTCAGATAAACCTTGGTTGTCTCTATTCTGACCAACTTTGCCAATGGGTCTTAATCCAAAAGCTGAGTCTTTATTTGCCATAATATTGTCCTCCTAAGACATGGTTTATTGTTTATGATCGCGCTTGTCTTGGTATCGCAAAGAAATTATTTCTTCGTACCACCAAAAGTTACACGACTTTGTCTCTCAGCATTAATCGGCATGCTAGAGTGCTCTTCCTTCATAAGGTCGTTGTTAACTGCATCGTCTCGATCCTTAGTTTGCTTAGCAAAATAAGCTTCTCGAGATTTGGCAACCTCTTCCGGTATCCTAGCAAGCACTAGGCCACCAACTCCAATCACTCCTGCGTATTTACCGTCTTTCAGCTGTGGATACTGTGAGTCTGGATATTCATCGGCTCTAACCAATTCCCATCCGGATCTCATTTTACCTGACATGTTTTTAGTATCGTCAAATCCTAAAACTTCAGTTCGTATCCATCTGTGCCTGAATCCGTCTGGCGCAGGTGGTGCATCTAAAGATGATGGTGGAGTCCAAGTCGTAGGTCTTTTATCTTTAGCTCTAGACTGGCTCGCACGCGGGGTTTTCATTTTATCGTTTTCCATATGCTATACCTCCTTCGTGATTTTTATTTGTTTCGCATATTCTTCTAATGGCACTCCTAATTTTTTAGCGATAGCAACCTGAGAAGGGGTGAGTCTCACGGTTTTGCGACCTGATTTGTTTACACTTCGCTTCGCTGAAGCTACTATTTGTGTAGGCTTGGTCGTATTTTCTTGAACCTTACCATCAGTTGTATCAAATTTATTTGGAAATTCAAGTCTTATTCTCTTATCTATTTCCGAATAATATTCGTCGCTAGCAGGGTCGTAACCCTCTTCATCCACTAGTTTTTTGTGTAGATCAAAGGCAGTATACGTCATAGCTGTATCAGTACCAAACCACTTGTTTTTAGCTCCCCATTCTTCCGCTCTTGGATCGGGTGTAGCTTGTCTTGGTTGAGGCGCTTTCGGTATTTCATCCGTTTTAACCTCTGATTTAGTCTCTTCGTATGCTGCTTTTAGTTCGTTTAGTCTTGCTTCTTCGTATCCAAGTCTAGCAATCTCTTTATTAGCTTCAACTTCAGCTGCAAGATCTCCTGCTTCTTTGGCTGCTGCTAATTTAGCTGCTGATGCTTGTAGACCAGATTTGATTCTCTCTTCTCTGTCTTTAACACCAACTTGTTCAACTTGAGAATATTTCTTTTGAAGTTTTTCTTTTTGTTCTTTTTGGTTTTTAGCAAAAGCTAAAGCTTCATCCGCTTGTCTTTGTGCTTCTCTCCATTTCTTCGTAAGTTTAGATATTCTTCTCTGAACGTCTTTTGAATACGTTTCTAATTCTGGCTTTTCTTCTTTCTTTTCTTCAGGCTTCTCTTCCTGTTTAGCTTCTGGCTGCGCGTCGCTGCCTTCTGCTTTCTCTTCTCTAGTCTCCTCCACTTGTGGCGCGGGGCTAGAGTCTTCCTTAGTTTCTACTTCAACTTCTGGTTTCTGTTCTTCAAGCTCAACGTCAGCTCCAGGACCAGAGGTATCTATATCAACCATAGGTACGTCTTTTTTATTTTCTTCTTCTTGCATAGTCTCCTCCTATGTTAAATGTAATGCAACACAGATTCTGGATCTCCTATTGTACCCAAAACCTCGTCGTCGTTAAGAAGACGGACTTCTCCACCTTCTATTGGTAATCGTGATCCTGCATATCTTGCAAAAATCACCCAATCTCCTTCTTTACACCAAGGGCCAGTTGGAAATTTTTCTTTATCTCCGTATGCCATTGGTCCCATCTTTACAACATAACCACAATTCGTAGCAATTCGTGCTTTGTCTAAAGATTCTTGTGCAATGATAATACCACCTTTAGTTTTTTCTTTTGGTGTAAAAGGTAAAACTAAAAGCCTCCAACCAGATGGTTGTGGTAATTCACTTTTAATATCTGATACATTAGTCTCATCAACTCTTTTTACTTCTTCTACCGACTCGACTTTTTGTTCTTTATACTTTTCTTCCAAAGCGTTTTTATGCTTTGGGACCTCGTTTTTCGAGGTCAATAATTGTTCCTTCGTCATTTTTTTGCTCCTTCTTTTCTAGCAGGTTAGAGATTTCCTGAATAATATACTGGTAGGCATGTGCCTGTCCTAGCATATACTTGTATTTTTCCATGTTGTCAACGTTTCCTGATAACATACTTTCTCCAACATTCTGATACAGGTCTCTTAGTTGACGTTGGATTTTTACGATCAATTCTAAATCATTCATTTTCAAAATCCTCCAAAGCTTGTTTCTTATCTTTTGCTTCAGCTATTTTACCTAGTAGCTTATCTATTTCTTCTAGGTGTTGTGGATGTTCACCAATGGCAACAGGATTATCTAGATAGATATTCACAGTAGCATCAGCTGTAGCTATATCTGCTTCATATTTAGTATGAAGTGCAGATATTATTCCTTTTCTACTCACGCTTTCCTCTCTTTCCTAATTGATTCTTTTCCTTTTTTAAATATGGAAGCCACTTTTGACTTGCCCATAACCTTAGCTCTTTGCTCTCCTACTGTGAGGATTTGTATTTTTCTAGCAAACGGTTTATTAACTTTCTTAACCTTCGCCACGGTTTTGCGAGCATCCGTCGGCGTAGCAAATTTAATTGATACCGTATCCCTTGGATTTTCATCTGTATACAATCTCCTTCCTGAGCCTTTAGGCTTTTTTCCTGTTCCTTTTTTTGGGTCCATTTAACATTTCCATCTTCTTCGTGCCTGACGGATACGTGAATTAGGATCGTTTCGTGTTTTAGCTGACGCTCGTTTAAGTTGTCCAAGTGATCTTGCACAATATGACTTTCTACGTTTTGCAGCTTTTGACCCTTTTTTCACTTTACCGGTCACGGCTGTTTTTAGTTTAGAGCCAGGATTTAATCTTCTATAGGCTTTGACCCCAGCTTCTGTCATGCCCGCTCCAGACTTTGTAGGTCTAAAGTTCTTTTTGTTTCTAGCAGGCATAGAGCCTTTAGAAAATTCTGTTCTTGTTTGATAATCTGTTCTCATTAATCCAACATACCTTTGTAATATTTAGCATAAGATGGATTGTTTAATTTTACGCCGCCATATTCAGAATTAATTGCAGGTCCTATGTATCCACCACTAGAAGCTTTTTTACGTTTTGCAAATGTAGCTGCTCTTGATGGTGTTGGTCCTGTATTTGATTTAGCTTGTTTTCTTCTTACGGCACCCGCACGCTGACTTTTGGACATCGCTCTTGCTTTTGCAATGGGCACGCATTTTGGATAATTTTTTCGCTTTTCTCCCTTGGAACGGCCACACTTTGGATATGAGCCATCCGATTTTTTGTTGGCAATATCTACCCAATTCTGTTTTACCCACTTACGCAGTCCCATATTAAATGCATCTTTTTCTTCGAGCTAATCCTGCAGCTTGCATGGATCCGCCTTTAGCAGCTTTTGCTCTATTCTTTTTTCCACCTGGTGTAATTTTACCAGAGCATACACCTGATGCATACATGTTTGCATATGCAGATGGATAAACTTTAAATTTTCTTTTCGCTGCTGCTTTACCTTTTGGACAGAGTTTTGCCATTACGCTCTTCCACCTTTTTTGAAATAACCCATTTTAGCTACAACTTGAGGTGCCTTCTTTTTTAGTTTTGCTAAACCTGGTTGTTTTTTAGGATCGATTTTTTTCTTACCAC